TTTTCCTAGTCTTTAAACCCCACCAGTCACGCCAGACTGTCTTATCTCTCTTAAGGAGCACTTTCTAACAAGTGGCTGTTTGCAGCGGAATGTTAGAAACTGTAGTTGCCAGTTTGTAACTGCCTACTTGGTCACGGGGCTTACATCGTGATCCGTCTCCTAGGGTGTCCGTTCCCCGAAAGAGACGCTAAAGTATTAGCCACGAACCCGTGGTAGATGGACCAACCCTGAAGTTTTATCCGTTGACCGTGACTCAGGGTGGGTGCGTGAAAAGCGGCACCTTTAGCGGCCTGGAATATTCTTGTTGATTAAGTTTAATTTACCATTCTTATGAAACCTAAAACTACCCGTCGACCCAAAAGTAAACGTGTGTGGAAGAAAGTTCCGGAGCAGCCCCGACAGGCTGTAAACGCTAACCTGGTTGTCAGTTCGCTGACAGAGAATGACCAGAAGATGGCCGGTCAGATTGACGGCCTACAAGAGAAGGTAGCGGAATATGCCATGGCGTTGGCAAAAGTCGCACCTGATGTGGATCCCTCTGCGTTGGTTGACAGTCCCCCTGTCGCACCAGTCGTAGATATGGGTCATGCTGTAGCTCGAGCTCCGCCGAGACCAGCTGTCAAACACATCTTGAAGCCTCGCAGGAATGCGGCGTGGGTACCTTACCACGATCTCGAGTGCGAAGTCAGCTTTAGAGCTGCAATAATGGTGTGGATTTTCCTGTTTTTAGGAATTGCCTACGGCTGGATCTCCCGTATCGTGACTAGGACATTGTCTTGTCTGTTCACGTATGAGGGCCCACCAGCCTTAGATGAAAGGGAAGAAGTTCAACAAGAACTGCAGCCCTCCACACTTCAGGAATTGTTGGATATGGCGCCTCCAGTCTTTCAGCAACCGAAAGCGAACAGTGGAGTAGACACCGTGGCTTACGCAAAGTATTGCTCCGGTGTTCCTGACGAAACTGGTCACGTTCTAGAGGGCAGATATCGCCTGTTGGCGTTCGCCCCGGTTGCGTTTGAAGACGGTTACGTTCCCCCCAGTTTGTTCGCTGGGGCTAAATTATCCAACACCAGGACGACTATTTGCCTGTATGAAGTTGAGAGTCACGGGACTCAGAAGACCCAACGAGTCGTAGCTTACGACGAGTTGGCTAAACAACTCTCAGTCAAGTACTCGTTGAGGGAGGAGAAGAGGATCGAGACCATCTCGAAGCAGACATTCAATTGTTTCTCCAATCTTCCTCTTGATTCTGACATTTTGCCAACTTTGACTCCTGGAACCAAAGTGATGGCTAGGGTAATGGGATGCGATAGCAATGATCGAGCTCTCGAATTCAGAGAGGATTTTTGCTTGGAGGGACCTCTTGCGATACTGTATCTTTTGGCGACTTGGTTTGCTATGGATACCGTGTTGGAGAGGTTCCTCTTCCGATTATTGAACCTCTTCGTGACAGCGTTCTTATACACTGTCACGACGGTTTTATTGAAGATCGTAGACCTATATCCACAAATGTCGGACCTGTGTTATCGGGTCACGCTCCACCTATTGCGGACAATCGTCATCCACCATCAACATTGGCTGGAGGTCTGCATAGGTACTGTCGTACTCCTAAACCAGCAGATCCGCTGTTTCTTAAAGGCCTTTCGTCATTTGTTGACAAGTGGCTCGCAGACAACATGCAACCGCTGGTTGAACCAGACATCCAAAATCCCGCCGACTTCATTGCCACGTGTCCGTGGCCTGAGTGGAGGAAGAGGGAACTTTTGGAATTACTTGATGAGGAGCAGCACGTTCGTTTGGGACAGGATGTGCGCAATAAGTCGTTTCAGAAGCGTGAAACTTATGCCTCCTATAAATACCCAAGGAGCATAAACTCGCGCTCAGACTCTTTCAAGATTTGGTCTGGGCCCTACTTCTCGGCGATTGAGAAGAGGCTGTTCGCTAAACCACAGTTTATTAAGCACATTCCCTGTAGGGAGCGTGCTTCGTATATTGCTGGAATACTGGATGGCTGTACTCACTACATTGCCACGGACTATACTAGTTTCGAATCAGCATTCACGCCACAAGTGATGGATGCTCTCGAACTCAGGCTATATAGGCATATGCTTGTGAATTTCCCCTCTGCCTCCGCACATATTTGCCGTACAATTTCAGGCAAGAATGTGTGTAGGTATCGGGGATTCTCTTTAAGCACTGCTGCCACTAGAATGTCCGGGGACATGTGTACTTCGTTAGGTAACGGGTTTTCGAACCTAATGCTTATGTTGTACATTGCCGAGCGGAAGGGAGGAGTAGTCAAAGGAGTGGTCGAAGGCGACGATGGACTCTTCGGAAGTGACGTCGAAATCACAACTGAGGATTTTGTCGGGTCTGGCTTCGACATTAAGATCGTGCATCACACCAATTATCGAACGGCATCTTTCTGTGGATTGGTGCTATCTGATGATGGCTGCTGCATGACGGACCCGAGGAAAGTCCTGTTGAACTTTGGTTGGAGCCATTGTCCACAGGCACATATACCAAGTCAGAGGAATGGTCTCCTCAAAGCCAAGGCGATGAGTCTCTTGTATGAGTACCCTCGTTGTCCTGTCGTTTCTGCGTTAGGACAGCTTGGATTACGATTGTCAGGAGGCGCTGATGCCAAATTTCAGAAAGGATGGCGCCAATTCCATTTAGAGACGGAAGTCATTGAAAATTGGGATGCAACTTTGGATGATGTCACCCGTGGGATCTCTGAGGCTACAAGGCAGTCGTTCTATGAAACGTTTGGTATTGATGTCGAGACGCAGGTTGCGATCGAGAACGACATCATGACTTGGAATGGGGGTGAATTTCTCG